GTGTTTACCCTTGCCAGACCTCAGTAGATCTGGTGAGCGCCACAGACAACCTGTCCTTAGATGTGACAGAGGCGATACTGGGGACTTTACTTAGAAAGTCTCGTAATATTCCAGGACCGGTGCGTTTACGGGCGCATCAGTCACTCCGACCGATTATTGATTGCGGCGGAGAGGAGCGGGAAGTATCGCATGGGCAGATGATGGGGAGCTACCTCTCTTTTCCTTTGTTGTGTCTTCATTCGTATCTCGCAGCGCGTTGGGCGTTGGCAGGGAGAGAAGGCACAATTCTTGTAAACGGGGACGACACACTCGTCTCAGCAAACGTTTACCTCGAAGCATCTTCATACCCTAGCGGGTACAAGTTAAATGATCTGAAGACTATTCGATCTGGAAGTGTCGCCGAAATCAATTCGACAGCATTCCTAAAGAATTCAAAGGGCAAGTGGCGTGAGATTCGCCACTTGCGGAGAGGTGGATTTCTTTCCGATTACCACGGCATGCTACACGGCGCAGCTGCTGTCCGTGGCTCTGTTGAGTGGACGAACGCATTTGTTCGCTCGAGAATCGGAAAGAAGTGGGGGTTCCTACCTTCCCAGTTAGGGTTACACCCTAGATCTTACCCAGCTTACGAAAGGGAAAGATCGATGTCGAACAGGTTCTTCACCTGCTTACCGGGACCCCCAACAGAGGTCTCGACATCACTTCTAGCTGTCCGGAGAGAGCTAGATCCCGACGAGAAGATTGCCATGTACCTCCATCAATGGAAGTATGGTCGGGAGGGGGGTAGGAAGAGAGACGTATACAACCCTAGTGTAGGGTGTGTACGTCGGACCTACGCGTACAGGGCTGTGAAGCCTTGGAGTCGACTTTCCTATCTTGGGAAGTTGAGGTCTTTGAAGTTGACCGCGCGTAGAGAGGAGGAAGAACTGCGTTATCTGCCTGCAGATTACGTCAGTAAGAGAGAGGACGAGATCCTTAGTGAGCTGCGGAGGTTTGGCTCATCAGTATTTGAGGATCTTTAGGGATGTGGTCCCTTGGCCAGGCTGTATAGCGAGTAGTCTTTCGGCGGCGGTGGAAAACCGCGGCGCCGCAATAAATTAGGCGTGTTAGACTGCAGTGATACTATACGGCAG